TTGAAGCGGCGGCTATTGACTCTGGCGGCCACTTCACCCAGCAAGTTTATGCCTACTGCGCGAAACGCAAGTCTCGGCGCATCTGGGCCATTAAAGGGGCGGGTGGATTCGGTCGATTGATTTGGCCGAAGTCAGCAGGGCGGGCGGGGAAAACCTCGGCACAGGTTTTCATTGTGGGTGTGGATACCGCAAAAGATGTTTTGTTCGGGAGGCTGAAGCGGATACACCAACCGGGAGCAGGATATATTCACTTTCCTGCTTCGGTCGATGAGGTTTATTTCGACCAGTTGACTGCCGAGACATTGATCTATCGCATGGTCCAAGGCCGGCGCATGAGATCATACAAACCGCGCTCGAGCGGATCGCGTACCGAGGCACTGGATTGCCTTGTCTATGCTTATGCCGCGTTCATCGGGCGTAATGGGCCTATGATTTTGCCGAACAGAAAAGTTGATAATGTTCCACAAGGAACCGTCACAACTGAGGTTGCGCGTCCCGCGCCGCCTCGGAGAGTAAATGTGCGGCGGCCTGGTGGATGGTTGAACGGGTGGAGATAATATGGCCAATCTTTTTGACAGCACAAACTATCCTACAAAAGAGCCGGACGTTCTAAACGTCGGTGATCTATGGGCGTGGAAACGCACCGATTTGATTACCGACTACCCGTCTGCAAGTTACAGTTTTTCGTACATCGCTCGCAAGGAAGGCACAGGCGAGCGTATCTTGATTTCGTCAACCGGATCATCGACCGGCTATGTCATTGAAGTCGCCAGCACCGTCACGGCCAACTATGCCGCCGGGAAATACATCTGGAACGCCTACATCACGCGAACATCTGATTCTGCGCGAATTGAAGTAGGGAACGGATATTTTGACATCAAACCCAACCGAGCTACGGATTCATCCGATCCGCGCACGATAGCGCGGATTTGCCTTGACAATATTGAAGCCTATCTCAAAGACCCTAACAACATCGCAGCGGCGTCCTATTCGATTGCGGGTCGGTCCCTCTCTCGTTGGAACCGTGCCGATCTTTTAACGGAGCGCGACAGATGGAAAGGCGAAGTAAGCAGGGAGCAGCAAGCAGCAAAACTTGCGGCCGGAATGTTGACTAACTCAACCATCCGCACGAGGTTCACGAAATGAGGCTGCGCGATTTTTTCAAGCGCGCAAAACCCGCTCGTCGCGGGTTCGATGCTGCTAACACCGGGCGTTTGTTCAGCGACTGGTTGACGCTTCCAAAATCTGCCGATAGCGATTTGCGCTATACGCTCAAGGCAATTAGGGCGCGTTCGCGTGACCTATGCCAGAACAACGATTATGCGCGCCGATATCTTGACCTGGTGGCGACGAACATCGTCGGTGCAAAAGGTATCACGCTGCAAGTTCGCGCTCGTGAGCCGGATGGGCGACTGGATCAGATTGCAAACCAGACACTTGAGACTGCCTTTTATGCATGGGGCCGCCCAGGCGTTTGCACCGTAGATGGTCGGCTTTCGTGGATTGACGCGCAGCGCATATTCATCGAATCCGTTGTCAGAGATGGCGAATGCTTTGTTCTTTTCGTCGAAGATAATGCAAACCCGTATAGATTCCGGTTGCAATTCATCGACTCTGATCTTGTTGACCAGGACAAAAACGAAGTTCTGTCAAACGGAAATCAGATCCGCATGGGAGTTGAAGTAGATTCCACGGGGCGACCCGTGGCGTACTACGTCAAGACAAAGCATCCCGACGACTATCAGATGGGTGCCTCGCCTTACATCAAGGACCAGCGCATCCCAGCCGATCGGATGATTCATGCCTTCCGTCAAGATCGGATTGGTCAGACTCGCGGCGCTCCGTGGACAGCGACCTCCATGACGCGGTTGAAGATGCTCGGCGGGTACGAAGAGGCCGAGCTTGTCGCCGCTCGTATCGGCGCATCGAAGATGGGCTTTTTCGTCAGCGAATCCGGCGACGAGTATCAAGCCGATGGGGCGAACGGCGACGGCACACTCAATATGGATGTGCAGCCGGGAACCTTTAACCAGTTGCCGGCGGGAGTGGACTTCAAGCCATACGACCCGCAGCATCCTTCAACGGCTTTCAGGGACTTTGAGAAGGCTATGCTGCGCGGTATCGCCTCTGGCCTCGGGGTTTCTTATACCTCGCTCGCTAACGATTTAGAGGCCGTCTCGTACTCTTCCATCCGTCAGGGCTTGCTCGAGGAGCGCGACCATTGGCGCGTTGTGCAGTATTGGATGGTCGAGCATTTCTGCGATCCGGTTTATCGCCGCTGGCTGCGTCAGACGCTTGATAGCGGGGTAGTCAATCTTCCGTCAAACAAGTACGGAAAATTCGTCGCTACTCAATGGGTGCCGCGTGGCTGGCAATGGGTCGACCCTCGAAACGAGGCCGAAGCGCAGATTGTCGCTATTAACAACGGTTTGATGACGCGCACACAGGCTCTGGCGGAACGCGGCCTCGACATCGAGGATGTTCTGACGGAGCGCAGAAACGAAGAAGAAATGATTTCAACTATGGGAATCACTTTGCCAGGCGGCACGAATCCGAACCCGCCGCAGCAAGGGGGTGAGTAATGGCTGGCATCCATAACTTTGTCTGCGATCAGGGCGCGACCTTTCAGCGCGAGATCACATGGACGGACTCATCCGGTGTTGCCATCAACAACACCGGATACCTCGCGCGGATGCAAGTTCGCGCCACGGCTTCCTCCGCATCGACCGTGCTCTCCATCAGCTCAACCTCTGGCGAAATTACGCTCGGCGGCTCAAATGGAAAAATCACGATCAGCGTTCTAGCCTCGACGACGGCTGGAATCACGGCAGGCTGCTACGTCTACGACCTTGAAATGGTCAACGGCGCTACGGTCTATCGAATTTTGCAGGGTGATTTTGAGGTTAATGCCGAGGTCACGCGATGACGGTGATCGTTCAAGAAACTGTCAATAACATCATCGTGACGGAAGAGGCGGTCAATGTCGTCGTCTCCGAAGTCACGCAGGATGTCATTGTTCAGTCGCCGGGGCCGCAGGGGGCATACGGTCCAACCGGCCCAACTGGTGCTGGTGGTGCGCTCGGTAATTATGGCGCATTTTTTGATACGACTGACCAGGCGCTCGCGGATACTGGGCAGGTTCAAGCGGTATCTTTTAATAACACATCCGAATCGTCAGGCGTCACGCTTTCGCTAAATAGTCGAATCAATTTCGCCTATGCCGGGACATATTCGATCACCTTCTCGCTGCAATTTCTAAACAAAAATCAAACACCTCACCATGCAGATTTTTGGTTAAGAAAAAACGGCATTGATGTTTCTGATACCAACTCTCGCGTTGATGTTCCAGGTCGCAAGAGTGCAAACATCTATGGCCACATTCTTGGCACTGTAAATATTGTCCTGACGCTAGCCGCCAACGATTACATCGAGCTGTACTGGAACAGCGACTCGACAGAGGTCAGCATTGAGACTCTGCCGGTCGACACTTCACCAAACATTCCGCGCACGCCGTCAGTCATTCTGACAGCGACGCAGGTGATGTACTCCGGCCCCACGGGACCAACTGGCGCAGCATCAACCGTTGCCGGACCGACCGGGCCTACCGGAACGACTGGTGCCGCTGGGCCTACCGGCCCGACTGGTTCTGCGGGAACGACTGGTGCCATTGGGCCGACCGGCCCCACGGGATCTACCGGCTCGACGGGCGCAACGGGCTCGAGCGGCCCGACTGGTCCGACTGGCGCGGCATCAACCGTTGCAGGCCCGACAGGCCCAACAGGCGCGCAAGGCGACACAGGACCGACCGGCCCGACTGGCGCAGCGTCTTCTGTCGCCGGCCCTACTGGGCCCACCGGGGCGCAAGGTGATGCTGGCCCTACAGGGCCGACCGGAGCTGCATCGACTGTCGCCGGTCCAACCGGCCCGACAGGCGCAACCGGAGATACCGGCGCAACAGGGCCGACCGGAGCTGCGTCTACTGTGGCCGGTCCCACCGGCCCCACAGGCTCCACGGGAGCCACAGGCGACATTGGCCCGACTGGGCCAACTGGCGCAGCCTCTACGGTTGTCGGCCCTACTGGCCCCACAGGGCCGCAGGGTGACGCAGGAGCCGCCGGAGCAGCAGGGCCGACCGGTCCTACGGGTTCGACGGGTGCTGCTGGCGGGACTGGTCCTACCGGCCCGACAGGCGCGCAGGGCGATGCGGGTGCCACTGGTGCGGCTGGCCCAACCGGGCCAACTGGGTCAACCGGAGCCACCGGCGCAGCCGGCCCGACAGGGCCGCAGGGTGAGACGGGAGCCACAGGTGCAGCCGGCCCCACAGGCCCAACGGGATCAACAGGCGCAACTGGCGCAGCGGGGCCAACTGGTCCGCAGGGCGATGCTGGTGCAACCGGAGCTGCTGGTCCAACTGGTCCAACTGGGTCAACTGGCGCAACCGGGGCTGCTGGCCCAACTGGTCCGCAGGGCGACGCTGGTGCAACCGGAGCGACAGGGCCGACCGGCCCCACCGGGGCGCAAGGTCCGACGGTTTATCCAGACGCCGGGATGGCTGTTTCGACCGGGACGGCCTGGGGAACGAGCAAGGCGACTCCGACCGGCGATGTTGTTGGAACGACCGACAGTCAGACTCTCACAACAAAGCGCATTAACCCGCGCGTTGTTTCGGCCGCTTCAGCATCTAGCCTAACGCCTGATATTTCGGCTGCGGATCAGTATGCATATACTGCGCTTGCTTCGGCTCTTTCAATCGAAGCGCCGATTGGAACGCCGCTCGATGGCAATAAATTGGTATTCCGTTTTTTGGACAACGGCACGAGCCGCGCTTTGACTTGGAATGCGACCTATACGGCGATTGGTGTGACTATCCCCACGGCCACCACAATCAGCAAAACGACTTATGTTGGCTGCATCTATAACGCGAACAACACGCGCTGGGATGTGGTCGCTGTGACGGTTCAAACGTAAAGAGTAGTTATGCCTTTCGCCGGGATGCAAGAAATTATATTTGAGCGCGAAACTCCTTACGGGACATATCGTGATGCGTTGTATTTTCCTGACGATCAGCCGTTGCCGTCTGAAGAGGTAATCGAAGCAATCAAATTGGAGCGCGTGAACAACTGGATCGCGTTCATTGCAAACCAATCACCGCTCGAGACTGTTAATGGCTAATCGCTATTGGGTCGGCGGCACTGCTAACTGGGACGGCACTGCCGGGACAAAGTGGGCGCTCACTTCTGGCGGAGCGGGTGGTCAGGCTGTGCCGAC